ATAGTGATCGGATCTTTAATATCAATAGGCATAATTAAGGAGCTCCATACCAATATGTTACAAGAGATGTTTGAGTGACTTGGTCATTTATTGAGGCCGAACATTCTCCAGTGAAGAGCAATATCGAGCTATTGCTGTCAATAGAGCTAAGTCCAGTTAATAGGCCATTCGAGGCATATGTGAAGGCTAGGGCCATATTTCCAGCCGACATCCTGACCGCATATCTGACAGACGTAGAGGAAACCCTAATAACCTCACCAGATATGCTCCATGGGGTGGCGACAAGAACCGCTATTGCTCCAGAGTCATAAATAATCGACCCCTGAAATTTAACCTTTAGCCTCTTTGTTGCCGTCGCGTCTGCCCCAAAAGCACCCCCACTGTAGAAGCTAACAACATCCCCATTTGTCCCAAGCTCTGCGGCCTGAGTTGTGTAACTCATTAGAGTATCTTCGCCTGTACCAATATTCCCAGCTTGGGTAGTATTTTGGGACGTCAGGCCACCAACAACAGCATAATAATTCCCAACGGCAGTCTTTCCTCTACGCGTTTTATGTTTGAAATCTGAGTCAAAAGATACTGCTGTAGCATTTGAAGAAGCGACTAATTGCAAAACATTCCCAGTTGTTCCGGATCCCTGAACGATACTTGCTGCTATTTGTGAACTTGACGAGTGTCCGGACACCGTAAACGTTCCCGCCCCAGAGGTTGTCCCAACACTAACCTTATGATTCGATCCATTTACGTAAAGCAAACCTGAAGTGAACACGGAACTTGGAGCCACTAGAAGCTGCGGATTTGTCGATGTTCCAAATGTTATCTGCGTGGGGCTTAGTGTTAAAAACGACACCTGAGAAGTCACGGTCCTAAATGACAGAGTGCCACCAATAGCTAAATATCCATTGGAACCAAGCCCATACAAAGCAAAGGCTCTGTTGCTACCATTTCTAATTTCAAACCCAGCATAATTACTCGAAGACACACTTTGGTAGATGGCTTGAAGGTCATACCCAGCTGAGGATAATAATGGATCTACGTTCCCGGCTGACGATTGAAGGGACGCTGATCCTGGAATAAATGACGTTGGCGTCGCTGAGTATGACCCAGTAGTGTACGCCGTTCCAAAGTCCTCAAAGTCAATTACTCCAGTTCCAAATCCAACCGATGTATCAAACTGCTTCCATTGAAGGTAGCTAGCTCCATTGTTCGAACTTTTTTCAACATAGTATTTCCAAGCGTTAACAGCGGAGTTTGGCGTTGAATATGTTGGTGCTGTTACATAGTTGGCGGATATATAATACTTTGAACCAGTATTTGGAATTGTCACATTGTTTGATTGAGTGAATGAATTGGCATACAAGTCAGAGTATCCGCGAAGGTTCTGGTATGCTCTAACCCGATAACGGACCGTTTGTCCTGTGCCTGTAATTCCATATGTGGTTGGGGATTGTGTATTAGATCCACTAAACGCCCCACTCCCCCAAGCGTCAGCGTATTCATCTCCATCTCCGCTTAGGGTGTTCGAGAAAGACGTTCCCCCACTATTCTCCCCGTATATCGAGATACTCGAAACAGTCCCGCCACCTGCGCTTGGGAACCCAAGAACTCTATGTTCCACAATGAAAAATTCCCCAGATGTAGAGGACACTGTGTAATCATAGAATGGCCCAAAGTATTGAGATCCAGATGGAGCGATGACAACTGCTCGAGCCCTGTAATTTCTAGCTGCCCCTGTCGACTGAATAGCTAGAGCAGCACTGACATATGGATCGCTTTGTGAGTCAAACGAAGAGAATGTTGCTGATTGTGGCGACGTAGCTCCAGGGAAATCCTGGTAATAAAACGTCCCATTCATATTCAGAACGATTACAATGCCATCGCACGACGCGGGAACAGTGGCTACGCTAACCGAAACATCATAAGAGCCAAGACCAGTATCAAACCCAGCATTTACAGCCGCTCCTGCTATTGTCTTATACAAAACAGAATTGATCGTTTTGTATGAGTAGGCATAGGCCTGTGGATCGGTTCCATTCTCGGTGAAACTGCCTGACCCAATATTCACAAATCCACACGACGAGGCATCAGTAGGACCACTAGCAACCTGAGCTCTTGTTGCTGTGACCTCCGATGAAGTTGGAGCCGATGCCAGGGTTTGTAAATTAACAGCTAATGTAACTGACCCAACGGAGAATATAGAATACCCAGATGTAGACCGAACATCTAAAGCGGCGGACGGATCAGTCGTGTTGATCCCAAGAGATAACCCAGAGACCTTCCAGAATGGGGCAGATGTATTGGGCGTTAAAAGACCAGACCCATCAGCAAACGGCATATATCCTGCCGTGTACCCTCCAACAACAGAGCCGGTTATTGTGCCAAAACCTAGAGCTCCACTTAGCCTTCTTAAAACGTGACCATCTGTTCCTGCAGAGATATCCGCAGGAACGCCGGAGGAGCTGCCAGCTCTTCCAATCACAGACCAGGCGGAAGAGTTTCTTAGCATTGCATCGGTAACTTTGGCTGACCCAATAGCCGTAACGCCTGCGTTGGTTATCGTGATGTCACCACTCATCGCCACGCCAGTCGCAACGTTTGAGGCGTTGCCGACAAAGATTCTGGCTGAGGTGAGTGTGGTTGCTAGTTTTGCGTTGAGCGCTGTCTGGAGATCGGTCTGCGAGGACAACGTCCCCGTGATTGATCCCCAAGTCCCACCACCGCCTGATGGCGGTATATAACTAGTATCCGACACAGAGCACCCCTATGGCTGTAGCCACTAACGCTAGCAACACCCACGGCCAGTACGCCGGGCGAGGTGCTGGCTTGACGATGCGAAAGCTCTGAGCCCGCACGTCCTCTGGACGCAGGTAGCGCATGACTACACCTTCACAGGGTACAAGAGTCGGACGACGTCCGTGCTGGCTCCTCGGATGTAGATCAGCGAAAGATCGTAGACATCCATCTTTCCGTTTTGGAACAAGTCCGCCAGCTTGATTGGAGTCTGGGGTACTAGAAAGCCCGTGGTGGTGCTCACGTTAGAGTCCCCGATGTAGACCACGTCGCCAGCATCAGCTTGGATGAGGCAACCGCCTTGCACCTGTCCTGTGCCGAGAGTCTCAGCAGTAGACCCTGAAAGTGTTTTGACTACTGCGTTTAATTTCCAGCTCATTATTCCTCCTTACGGTCACAGCGTGCCGCATCAGGCTTCTCGCCTGTAACAGCGTACTTTATGAATTGTACATCGATGCACATCCGGTGCACGATCCCATTATCTTTTTCTATCTCCGCGACGCGAGACTGAAGAGTCGTCGCCCATGCCGCCCCTCCAAGCAACACAATCACCAGAGAGATTGACACAGTTGTCGACTCAGTTAGTTTCACAATCGCTCCACCGCAATCCAGTTCGAGCTGGAGTTCGTGTTGGTTTGGTGAGACCCAGACAGTGTGTGCTCAAGTCTCACGTCAATGGTATCGCCAGCCACCAGTGCGATCGTGCCAGAGCCTTGAAGAGCTTTAGCCGTAACCGCCGTTGATTCAACGTAGCGACTGGAGATGTACTGTGTAGGCGTGCCGTTCTTGTAGAGCCTATGAGAGTAGAGGTTGCCAGCCGTGTCGGCCACAGAGTTAAGCTCTGAGCAGGCAGTGACTCTATAACGTCCCGGAGCAGGTGCCGTGAACTTCCACGAAGCACCTGTAGTCACTGCGCCATGTGTGTCGTAGTCGCGAGTTGCGAAGTCGAGCAGGAATGGACTCGTAAGGCCTTGCGCTACGTTCGAGGTATACCGGGCTGCGATCTGCTCACTAGCAGCGATTGCAACCGGCCCAGACAGACGATCGAAGTGAATGGCCGTGAAGATCGTGCCGAGCAAGTCGAAAGTGTTTGTTGTCGCGTCTCGAGACACAATGACCTTGAGCTGATCTCCTGCCACACAACTCACAAGAGCGCTGCCCGACGTGATCGGGAAGACAGACGAGGTGGATGCGAACTGGTAGTCTGCTACCGCGATGACGTTTGAGTTGTTCTTCTGAAGGATTGCGTTGAATGCAGACTTGCCAGCAACGCCCACAACAGATGTGCCAGCTAGATAGACTGCTACTCGGTAAGTCCCTGGGACTTGTACTGTGTACACACCGCCTGAGTAAGCGTTGTGAGTATCGATGAGCTTAGAGGTCGGAGCAAAAGTTGTGGCAGTAGTGCCAATCGTTTGTGTGCTTGTAGCATAGCTAGCGGCAACAACCCGCGTGTCTGCAGAGTCAGAGATCGCCACACTAGAGCCCCATCCAGCGATAGGGATGAATGCCGAGAACTGAACCAGATCTCCGCTAGCGAATACGCCAGGTACAGTCGCCGTGATCGCGTTGTCCTTGAGGTATGTGCCAGACACATTCCACACGACAGGAGTCACCGTGGTGGTTGTCGAGTACTCAACAGCGCATCCGTAAGCCGCAGTGCCTGCTGCTTTGATTGAGCCGTAGCCGTAGACCTGTACACCTGCGGCTTGAGTGCCGGGAACTTTCGTTGTGTCGATTGTGAGCCCAGCAGGTAGCGAGACTGAGCTCAGCGTTCCCGTGGGAGCTCCAGAGAGATCCACTTGCACCCGTAGTTCAAGAGAATCCCCTACTCTGCGCCAGCGACCTGTGGCCGTAGCGTTGGTGGACCAGGCAGAGATGGTCGGAGTGTAGGTAGTCCAGTCTGTTACCGGCGCCCCGTATACGGACTGGTTCTCACTCACTGTTAGCTGATCGAACTTCAGCACGTAAGCGCTAGCAGAAGTCGATGCCGTGTGGAATCCCACTCGGTAAGAGGTCGAGTTAGCTGAGGTCTGAAACACTGCGCTGATCTTGGCTTGAGTGGAACTCACAGAGACCACTTGATAGCCAGAGGGCTGAATCAGAAGAGAGTTCGTGACGTCATAGACGTAGATGCCAAGATCACCTGTGGCGTATGTGCCAGAGACGACTTCATACACACCGCTGATCTGAAGCGTCTTAGCCTGCTGAGCGCGGTCGATTGTGAAGGCACACGCCACACCTTCGCCCTGGCGGTTAGCGGCGTCTTTTGTAAATAGGAAGGAGGAGGTATTGATAAGCGGCGATGACGTGGACCTCGTCCAAGTCACGGTCGCCGATCCGCCTGTCATGTCGACTGGTGTTGCTGCAGCAGCGTCGGCGTAAGTCGCCCACGGAGCTGTGTTGAATTCAGCGTCACCGTTTTTGAGGTAGTTCTTGGTTGATACGAGCCCCTTGATCAGGCTTGCTTCAAGAATTCTATTCGCGCTAACGCCCATTACAAACTCCTCGCGACTTCAAATAGCCTGTTCGCCGTTGCGTCGTAGCGGACGCGCAGTGAGCTGCCTCTATAACCAGTCCAGTCGCCATTGATTAAAAAGTTACCAGATGAATCCGCGAACGGAATCGTTATTGTATTCGTGTCATCGGTCCCGACAAACTCGTACTCCGCACCGTCAACCGCTGCGGTCAGCGTGATCGCAGTGAATGTTTGAGCAGAGCTGCCGGTGTACCTGAACTTCTGAGAAGCATCGGCGGTTACTGTAACCGTCGTGCCGGTGAAGTTTGAGGATACCGTCGTGCCACTGCTGCCACCACCGACGAGTCTCCATACAGAGCTCGTGCCGTCGTAAGCAAGAAGTGCCATGGAATTGTTCTTGAATCTGAAATCAGAACCGGTGCCTGTGTCGATACGATCAGCAGCGCTTGCAGAACCAGACAGGTAAGCAATCGTTGCATCCGCTCCAGTGGCGTTCATGAGCAGAACAACCTTCGCGCTTACTCCGTTGCCGATACCCTGAATGATCGTTGCAGCAGAGAGTCGGATGATCGAACGGTTTGCCGCACTCAGCTGAGCGATTGCTCCTGCTGTTGCGTCAAGAGTTACGGAGAGAGCAAAGTCCTGTTGGAATGTAGCGTCTCCAGACCAGACGTGATCACCTGAGAGAGTTGCAGCAAGCTTCCCGCCCGTGACGTTGAGGTCTGCGATCTTCGCTGTTGTGACAGCGCTGTCAGCCAGCGCCGCAGTCGGTAAGGGCACTCCCTTACCGGATGTGTGGTCGTGGGTATCAACTGCTGTGAACGAGTCGATGATATCTTGGACGTATGTCTGTGAGCGTTCCGGCGGCGGATTGACTCCGTTAATATTTGCCACTTAGGCTCCCACTTCTTGAGCTACGCGGATTGTGTCTCCGGCAGTTCCGTAAACATAGATCGTGTTCAAGTCCCACTGTCTAATCCGAGATCCCATGAAGAGATCTCCCAGGTTGAGCACACCTCCTGGCGCGACAGGAAACCCGTCGGTCGATGTGACCGACGAGTTCCCGAAGTAGACAGTAGCAGCGTTGGTGCTCGGCGCCAGGAACACTACGTTCTGCGCAAATCGCGCAGTAGCGTCCGTGGTGGACGTGCACACAACCTCAGCCGTATTCGTGACTGAAATCGTTTTCTTGTACGTTTTCAGTGAGAAGACGCCTGACATTAGATACCAGTCGTCGAAGCCTTGAGAACGAAAACTTGAATCACGGATCCAGCGCCGGGGTTAGCCGACCAGATTGCCGTAAGCGAGTTTGCAGCTTGGGTGCTCCATCCCAGGAGGGGCAAGTTGTTTGCGCCCTTCGTGGATTGAGTCACAGCCAAGATCAAGTCGCCTGCAGCGAGACCTGTTACAGTCATCGCTTCCGTTGCAGCGCCACCGGCGCCAGCGCTAGATGCGTAGACTTGGAAGTTAACTTGGTCGCCCAGGTTAACCTTTGCTTGCTTGATGCCCAGTTTGGCCAGAGCGTATCTCTGGGCTTCTGTAAGAGCTGCCATAAATTTCTCCTTATAAGAAAAAAGCGCAGGCGGTTATGCACCGCCCACGCTGCTGTGTGGATCAGTATCAGGTGTAGCTGAGGCTCAAGCTGTGCAACACACCGTTGTTACCAGGCTTGGTCCACTCCATCTCACCGAAGAGTTTGTAGTCCAAGATGTACTGGTAGCCAGTCGTGTTACGCACAACGAAGTACTCTCTTCCGTCTGGAGCAGCGTGTCTCTTGAAGAAACCTTTGCTGCGGAAGACCATCGACTTCATGTCGAGGAAGAAGATCACGTCGTTGTCAGCTTCTTGAACACCGACGAACTTCAGCATTTGACCAGCAGGGCTGCCGATCATGATTTCTTGCCATCCGAACTCGCTGACCTTGGTTTGGCCAGGAGCAACGTGGAAGCTGCCCTTCTCGATTTGGATCAGTTGCAAGATGACGCCGAGGTTAGCAAGGCTCATCAGCACGGTGTTGGCATTGCCACGAGCTTTTTGTTGGATCTGGGCGTAAGCCTTGAAGATCACATCAAGAAGGTTGGCAGAGGTTGCGGTAGCACCAGAGATGTTCGGAGCCTGGAGGAAGGGATAAGCCGTCTTGGTTTGGCCGTGGATGGTTGTGGAACCACCGTTAGCAGCGGACAAGAGAGCGGAGCGGGCAGAGACGAAGGTCGATGCCGTTGTGCCGTCCCAGCTTCCAGGATGGTAAACCTTGGCGTTCTGAGACAGGGTGTAAGCAGAGATGTCAGCAGCTGCGCCACCGCGAGTAGCGGAAAGGGTCACAGTCGATGCATCGATGCTCATCGCGATCACATAGTAGGTGCCTTGGGTGGAGTTATCATCATCCAGGATAACTTCTTGGCCGATCTCAAAACGGTCGACGAAGTTAACTGCGAGAACGCCTCCAGCAGTACCGTCGGCAGTTGCTTTAGCGAAGTGAGGCCCGCTGATGAGAGCAACAGAGGTGATCATCTTCATGCGGCCGACGAAGTCATCAACTGTGTCTTCGACGAGCTTAAGGAAGGTGCCTTCCGGGATCTTAGCGTCGTGATCGACGAGATCGCGGTGGTTGAAGATCATCGAGCCCCAGAGCTCTTGGTAGTCATCAATCGAGCCGCGGACGTAGGTGTCTTGGGAGATGTTGCCCGAAGAAGCCAGCGATCCGAACCCGATCGTAGAAGCACCTGCTCCTTTGAACGGGACGATGATCTTGGAGCCTTCCCAAGCGTTGTCCTTCTTAACGTTCTGGAGCATCCAGTCGCGTTTGAGAAGTTCTTCGCGGAGAAGACGGTTAGGAAGATACTCATTGAGCATCGTGCTGAATGAACGAGTTGTTGCCACTTTAACCCCCTTGGTTAATCAAGCTGATTAGCTTTTTCTCTTAATTTACGGATGTCATCTAGTGAGCTAACGCGTGAGTTCGCCGGCGCGGAGGATCCACCCCCAACATTCGGAATCGTCTTCAGCACCTTTTTCGCAGCAACGATGGTTTCAGCACTGTCACTAAGAAAAGGACCGAACATCTTCCGAATCTGCGACACCACTTGGTCAGGCGTGGGATTGTTCCCAGTCTGAGTGAACATCGCAGAACCAGTTTGCAACACGAGTTGCTTGAAGGCTCCAGCTCCTTGGCGGGCCTCATATTTTGCTACCATCTGCGATACCTCGGGCTTTTCAAGCTCTCGGTCGATTTGGTAATCAGTTGCGGTGACCATTTCATGGTGTAACCGTTCCTGATAACTCTTATTCTCACTTTGAAGTTTAGAATTTTCAAGCTGGTAACGACGTTTTTCCTCCATCACAGCCTTCTGCTCGGGAGACATCTTCTCGCGATTGATGATGTGAATAGCTAGATCTTTGATCTGATCAGGGCTTAGTCCCATTCGCTCGATGAAGTCATCGTACTGCTTATCGCCCAGGAACTGAGCGGCTTCAGCCAGTTTTGAGATTGTAGGTTCGTACTCGCTGAGTTTCTTCCTAAAGTCAGCAATCATCGGCTTGTATTCTTCAAAGCCATTAACTTTTTCGAACAGCTGTCGCACCTGAGTCAGTGACTCTTGATCCTTAATAATTGACCGATACATCTCCGGGATCTCGTGAGTCTTCCCGCCGTAGTTGTAGTCATAACTTGCTTGCCACGGAGGCGGGGCCGAAGGATCGACCTCAGGCTCAATCGCAGGAGCTTCTTCTTCGGCTGCTACCGGCTCTTGTAGTTCTTCTTCGATCTCAGGTGTTTCGTTCTGCTCAGTTACGTCTTCAGACATTTTTGTAAACCCTCCAAGCGGAGAGTTTACGCGGAAGGTGCAATAATTTCTGCGTTCTGGCCTTCTGCTTGAACTATTCCACTGCCAGCTAGCTGCGCTGCAGCAGCAGGATCAGGCATTTGTGAAATGATCTCATCCTGGAATGCGCCCTGCTCTTTTAACTTTTGCACGAGCCATTCGACAGAAGCGTATGGCAACCGAGCACGACGCGTGCGCTCAGGGTTGTTTGGATCTTGCACGAAGTAATCAACACCAATCAGTGTTCCACCATCGGGGATGAATCCGCTGTTAGCACGAGCAAGCGCTTGTTGTTTCTCCTGCGCAAACTGCATGTGAGCAGCAACTGCATCCTTGTACCCTTGTTGAAGGAACGGATGCATGAGCTTGAAGTCGGCTTTCTTCATACGAGCAGTCAGATGTCCTGCAATGTATTCATGGTTATCAACTTCAGAGATCAGCGGCGTCTCACCTCTGTCGAGCGCAAGAATCTCATTCTCAGCAGACTCATAATCACTTGTGAGCTCTGAGAAGGACTCATCGACGTTAGCGTAGGGGAGCATCTTGATGATCTTGCCAAGCTCTCTCTCAGGCAACTTGTTGCCGACGTACTGCAAGATGTGCGTGAGGCTAAGCTGCCTTCCCATCTTTGATTCAAGGTCCTCAGTCTGCGGCTCAAGTTTGATCCGGATCAAATCCTGAGGGAGTTGCTTGAATTCTGCAATGTTCACAGCCTCGGCCGCGCCAGTAGCCTGAATGATTGCGCTGTCGGGCAAGTAGTAGCGAGCCATCTTGAGGTAAGTCTGGCAGACGTCTTTTAAAAACAATTCGAACCTAGAAACGTAACGCTGGAAACGCTGTTTCTTCGCGCCTGCCCTAAAGAGCAGCGTGAAGGCGTCCATGTCGCCAGTCGGAGCATCATCTTCATCGATCTCAGCCAGCTGGTACATTTCTTTGATGTTACCGAGCATGTAATCAAGGTACTGCGCCCCAGTACGCCCTTCGATGATCGTCGGAGGTGCGCCAGTGGTTGTCACAGTGCGAATGCCTGGCAGCGACACGCCAGCAGAGAGCTTAGCTCCGTTTGCCAGCACAAGCTTGTCATCGCCCAGAGTGAGCTGATGCTCAGCCATCTTAGATGCTGAGCGGTTGATCTCAATCTGGCAGGGACGAAGCGGTTTAGTGCACGCAATGCCACGAGCCTTCGTTTGTACGTAATCAAAGCGCTGCCCTTGAATGGGGAAGATCCCGCCAGGCAACTCGCCTTGAGCTACGATCGCGCCACGGATGTGAATCGCATACCACCCGTTAGGATATTCGGCGCACGGTCTGAAATACCACTCGCGAACGAGAGTCTCGCCCTTCTTAGAGGGGCGGTATGCGTTGGATTCAAAAACCATGAAAGTATCTTCTTCAGTCTCTTTGATCTCATCGATGGAGCCAGCAAATTGCTTTTTGAGATCCTTAGTAGGCACCATCTTCCGAATCACTAGATACGGAGACTCAAGAACATTCTTGCAAACAGGGGAGCGCAGCACGTTGAAGCCGAGCACTTGCTCGATCTTGATTGCGCCTTCATAGATAGGCGTCTCTACGCCATTCTCGTCGACTTCGTACGCAATGATGTTGCCAGCAGATTGATCAAAGTAGAACTTACTCCACACTTCACCAATACCGGTGAAGTCATCAGCCCAGTCGCCAATGAGCGCATCGAGATTGTTCTGCTCCTTGCCGTAAGCCCAGATCGAAGTGCACAACTCAGCAGCCTTGCGGTCCTTGGACTCCTTAGGTCTGCGCGGTGCAGGCATCACTCCAGGAGCAGAGCTCAGGATGACGTTTGAATATCTCTTAGCGATCTTACCAAGATGGTTTTTGGTGAGCCTGATCTTCACTTCATTGGAGAGATCTTTTGAGCTGCGAATCCGGTCCCAGTATTTGGAGCCACGCTTATTGTAGTGGTCGCCATTGATCATCAAGAGAGATGTGCGCATCTCCGCAAAGTCTGGCTTATCGCATTCCTCGGATTCCTGATAAAGGCGATCGAGTTCCGCCAGCTCTTTGCTCATAGTCTAACTATCCTCTCCCATTTGCAGCCGCTCATATGCCTCAGGGTCACTTATCAGCAGCTCTGACTCAGACATGCCCTTAGCCTCCTGCTCAAGCTGCTGACTGATAAGAGGACCTGGGTCTGAGTTTAAGTTTAAGGGCACTTGGGCCGTTTCGGAAGGGGCAAAGCGGATTACAATGCCATCCGGCAGCGTGATCTCATGAACGTGAGCCGCTGCGGCCACCCGAATCAGCTCACAAAGATCAACCTCTCTAATCATAAAGCTCGGCCCAATAGTTAAACTCCTCCTCGAAGTCTTGGGAGCCTTGGTTGTTTCTTTCATCCTTATATCCATCCCTTCGTGCCTGTAGTTCTGTCTGAGGATCAGCAAACGATGACGGTGTCACCTCAACCCGCCCGCTAATAGCCGCCCAGTTCCATACAAGCGTTGCGACTACGTAGCGGACCGAGTCGATTGAGTCGTCTTTAGCGTGTGACTTCGAAGTCCCGTCAAGTAGAGACTCCATCTCGCCTGCGATCTTGTGCATCTGCATGTGGTCTTCAGGGAACCTGCACTCAGCAGTGTGAGTGTAGAATAAAAGCGCTCTGGCTTTTAATAGACTAGCGACCGCCGACTCCCCCACGGCATGAGACTTCACTCCCCGCATAAACGGCAACCCTAGTCTCTCTGCGATCGTTCCCAAATCAACGGCCGCCCAGTCATAGAATGCTGTAGTAATGTTCGGCAGCCCCGTCACCATCTCAAGGTACTTATCGATGACGTCCTGCGCAGTCGTCTGGATCTTATCGCCTCGCCAGTGTTTCACAACACGCACCTTGGTGCGCTCCTCATCACAAGCCACAATCGTAATCGCCGACGGGTGCTTGCTCTCCCCGCCACCACCGTAATCCAGCCCCGCAAACCACTGCCAGTTATCAGGAACTGGGTGAAACGGTTTTAGATGTTTCTCCCGATCAAAGCCCTGATACTTGAGCCCGCCGTCCTTCACAAAGCGCCCCATGATACGTCGATCGACTTCAGCCTTAGAAACGCACGACTCAACCGCGCGCTTGATCACAGCGTCTGTCCACATCGAGGGAGTGCCATCCTCATAGGTCTGACAGTCGTAAGCAGAGACCTGCCAGATACGAGCTTCCTTCCAGCGCTTACGCTCCTCTACAACTTCCTTCCAGAACTGCTGCCCAAGAGTGGCCGTAAACACGAAGTACATGTAGCCCTGAGTCGCAGCTGTCCGCATCTGAAGCTCTGGGAGCAGATCTTCTGGCACTTCTTCATCAAGCCCCATCATGTAGCACGACCCTGTTTGAAGCAGCTGCACGTCTTGCTTGTAGGTCTTGAAGTAAATATTAATCCCTGAGTTGAACTTCAGCGCTTTCAAGTGCCGCGTGCCGTCCTTCTCAACCCGCCACCCGTAGATCGTACAATCGGGCGCGACTTTCGGCAGCAGTGGTCGCCACTTCTCATCGAACTCAATAGTTGTCACATCACGCCCCGGGTACAGATACCACCACTGCGAGGGAAGCTGCCCCTCCGACAAGTGAGGCCAGAGCTTGGGCCAAAGAGCTGGAGTGACTGCAGTGTGAATGAATTTACGAATCAGCGTCGTGGATTTCGAGAGCTGGTTTCCGGCAACGATGATCATTCGCTTCGATTCTAGGTCGTCGAAGAACTCTCGACTCCACCTATAGAACTTGTGCATGTACAGGTGCGGGAGCTTGGCCCTCTCAGCGGCCTCAGCCTCAAGTGCCTGAAGCTTCTGGAGCTTCAATCTCTTTAATGGGTCGATCTCCGTTACCACTTTCAAGCTCCTTAATCTTGCGCTCAATCTCTTCCAGAGGCAGTGATTGATTTGAAGGCGCAGGCGCGGTCTTCATCTTCTGATCCATGTTGTAGTTCACAGTCTTCTGTACGATTCCGCCCTTAATGCGCTGATCAAGATACATTGTGACCTTGAGCTTTAGATCGATGACCTTGTGATCAATTTTCCCATCACCGTTGACGTTGGGGAGATCAAAAATCTTGCGCATCTCCTCAAAGCCCTTTTGGTGAGCCTCATAAATCAAATCATCATACGTAGTCGGCGGTCTGAGCACGTACGCAAGGCGAGCCGGGTTGTACATCTCGCGCATGATCAACATCACAGGGATCGCAACCCGAGATGTGATGTTAGCCCAGCTCATACGACGAGCTTCACGTTGAGCATCCTCGTACTCCGCCCAAAATACGTTGCGGAAACGATTGATCTCAGGAGTTGGGCGCGCCGCACGCTCAAGCTCTTCGTTGCTCATCTCAAAATGTGAGAGATCAGTCTGCGCCTCAAGAGGCCTGCGCATAGGAGCAGGCATCATGTTTATAAGAGAAGCGTGGTTAGCTGAGTCGAAGATATCAATGGACAAGATCAGCGATCCTCATGATCACGCGAGCCGCTTGCTCTGCAGCAACCTCGCCCGTGTTGATCTGTGCCTGCCACTGAGTGTAGCCATCGAGCGCAACCTCTGACTGATGATCAGGATCTCCCCACTTAGCAGCACGAATCCGGCGTACGGCCGGAGAGGCGAAGAGTCGGATGCGATGAATAGAGCTCACGCCACGCGCATCATCAAAGGCCGCAAGCTCGTTTGGGAATCTGCAGTCATCGAACACGACGACCTTCGGAAACGGCACCAGAGTCAGAGCCCGCGCTCTAGCGCAGCGAGCCCATAGATCCTCTGATCTAGTGTTGCGCCCCCAGTTGGTGCCAATCATCTGCAGCAGCGCACGATCGATGCCCACGAGCTCATCAAGCCCGTAGCGCTTCAGCACTCTCCTGGCTTGGTCGTGAATTTCGTAGACCGGATCAGCGAACTTCAGCACACGACAAGCAACAGGAGCTGCATTTCGAATGATGTTAGCGATAGTTGTCTTCCCACTACCCTGCGAACCAGCTAATAAAATTATTTTCACCCTATACGGTAGCTTAGGCCGGGGTGATCAGAATAACCAGGAATGATCTCGAAGTTTGACGCGTTGACTCCACGGGTGAACACATGGTCAAGATACCTGTGCCCACTGTAGTGCGCTTGATAAGCGTGAGTGTATCCGTACTTCTTCATCAGATCTCTAATCTGGGTCATGCGACCTTCTGTTGAGGTATTAAAATCCCCTGCAAACAGACATGGACGGTTAGGATTTACGGCCTTTAAAACCGTCTCCACTTGTTTACATAGCGGCTCAGCTTTCTTAAACGGCCAGCCATTATGTCCATGGATTGAAACAAGCGTGTAGTCGCCAAAATCAACAAGGACCGTGGTCTTTTTGATTCCGATGACGGCTTCTGCGTCTTCACAGCGAAACTCCTTCACAAGAGGACGACGCTCGGTGGCCTTATACAAAATAGCCGCACCGACAGGGTCGCCTCTTTTAACGTAGCTTGTGGCCATAGCGAGCTGATACCCGTTCGAGAGGTCATCAGGAATGCGCCAGTATTCTTGCAGCAAACACACTGCAGGATTGATCTGGGAAATCAGCGCACGTTGCGCCTTATCCATACGCTTAGCTAGGTTGAGTTGTAGAATCTTCATGAGCGGATCTTACAGCAAGAAGCCATGTCGTAGACAGCGAGTATTCGTGCGACTTGTTCAATGCCACACCCCAGCAATTCCAAATCACGAACTCATCCGTATCATCGAGCCCTGAGACCCAGCCCGTGTATGTACCCTTAACGGAGTCAAACACAGGATAAGCCACGACCTCTAAGCCAGCTCTAGTTTTCATCACTCACCACCCAGTGGATTATAATGATCAAACAAGCAGATGTGATGAGCAGCAACAGGATACTCACGACTCATCCCTTAGCTCCTGCTCGCACGACCTACAAAGCAACCCAAATGGGTAGATCAGCAGCAGGTCGAACGGGTGGAACTGCTTGGCGCAATGGACGCATGTAGACTTATGCATAAGTGGACACCCAAACACTCAAAGCCTTGGGAGGACCCGAGTTGCGGACCATTACAGTCCCTTGGTTTAGGTGCCCGCTTAGACAGCGTCTTCATCCAAGCGCCTTCAGAATTGCTATTCTCAACTCCCTTTCCTCTTCTGATTGACCTAAGAGACTAAACGCTCTCTGCAAAAGCTCTCTTGCTTTTTGCATGTCAAGAGCGTGGCTGACAAACGTGAAGGTAGATCCGGGTGGGATGGATTTAACTTGAATACTCTCATAAGCCTTGAGCATAGACGCTAGGTTCTCTTGCGAGAGGAACGCTTCGTTGCTCATAATTCAGGACCCCAAAACGTATCATGCTCAATCCACTCCGGAATCGGAAACTCGGATGCTGGCATCCATGCCAACACATCCTCTGGAAAAGCTGCTGGGTTGTGATTTGAGAGACAGACCCAGAAGCATCCGCGCCCTGTAAAGTCCTCCGTTTCGACCACTGCTGTTTTGCCATCAGGGTAATAACCAACAGTGCCAAACATTACCTCACAGCTTAATGGCTTGTGTTTTTTCCAGTGCTGAAAAAGCACGGCAACAATTTCGCCCTCTCTCGGGAGCTCGGTTACAGGGTTTCGCCAGTTCATGATTCAAGCTCCTTCATGGCAGCGATGTGCACAGTAGGGTCCGTGTTATGTCTCGCCTCACTCATCTTCCTTCTCCCCACCTGCTTCGATCAACGATAGGGCGGTGCGGGCTATGTTAAGTGCGTCCTGTGTCCTTGATTCCCCTATCAATGAAAACAGGCGGTCTTCAATTTTCTCAAGAGCTTCAATCGCGATGGCGAGCTTCGCTTCCGCCGCGCAATCACAGAACTCCCCATCAAACTCATTAGGAATAGTCTTGTGACACTTGTCACAGGTATCGTTTTCAGTTGCTGCAATCTGCTGCCAGCTCATACCTTCTCTTTCTCGAACTCTGCTATCGCAGTGCGCGCCAAGGCGAACAAACATCGAGCAAGAGTAGCGTGTGCCTCTTCCAGCTCCATACCAAACATTCCTTCAATCAATCGCTCGCAGTTCTCAGGCGTAGGGGGCAGCTGGCCAAACACTTCAACCAATAACATTGATTGCGCCTTGCTATTGTCACTCATTGCTAGACTCGAACTCTGCGAGGATTTTTTCAAACGCTGCAATATCTTCATCACTCAGCAACACCGCCGCAATCCGATCCTCGCGCCCTTTCTCATAGGCTTCGAGGAGGGCGGATTGGATTTTATCTGTGAGGTCGTTCTGCTCATTGCTCCAAGGAAGGTACGTACGCGCAAGCTCCTCCGCACGCTGCCGTGCCCAGGTTGAGAGGGTCATGGTTTCAGAAGTCATCTCGTTCCCTCGCAACTAATTGAACGCCATAAATCTTCAACTCAGACCAGAGATGGGGGCGTCCGCTTGCACTGTAACGTTTATTCCCAATGGAATACTGGCCCGTTGCACGGCTATACAACTCCACAATCACTCTATTGAATAGCTCAGGAGTGACAGCAATTTTCACGAGTCCATCCGGAATGCCGTACTGCGCATGGAGTTGATGAGTGAGCCTTAGCAGCCCTTCTTCAAATTTCACTTCTCCCCCCTCAATTTCGCGAGTGCTTCGCGGGCTCGAGCCACATAGCACATCCCACCAAAACCCCAGTGGTCCCGACAAATATCGTTGTGGTCAAGGTGACACTTTTCTGAGTGCGGTTCCAGCATTACCTTCAACGCCTCAACCAAAAGTGAGGACGTCCGCTCATCCGCAATAGCTTTAGCGATCATGGCCTCAAGCCTATAGGTAGCGCTTGTCCCCCACTCGTTCTGCCAGTGGGTGACGATTTCAGCTGCGATTGTTTCAGGGGGTTTCATGCAAGACCCAACGCCCTTCGCCAATCAATCCAGTCCCTATGTATGCATCCATCATTCAGCAAAGTGCCGGAAGGAACCACGTACACGCTAGGTTCAAACGACTCCGGCCCCCATATCTCAGGGTCTCTTTGAGCGCCAGGCATCCAGTATGGAAGCGGGTTACTCATCCAACACCTCTCGCCACCTAAAAATATCGCACTTAGTTGCGTGACTGCATCTCCGTAAATAATCCTGCGCCTCCTCTGGAGTGTGGAATGAATGCCGTTGCGTTGCGCTGTTTAGATAGACGAATTGGAGCATCCATCCCTCACGAGGCACACGGCGCTTGCTCTCTTCGCAAAGCCGCTCCCAGCTTGAGGCGCCTGCGTCGTATTTCGTACACAACCACCGCTCAAATGCTTCACGTGTCAGCGTGATTGTGTCGTCTCTCATTTATCCCTCAGTGCTTGTGAAATAATCCCGCGTAGAAGTGCAACCTGTCCTTCGAGAGCTGCAATGCGGGCGTTTGCTTCAATAATTTGTTTATCTAGTGAAGGATTAGGCTTCTTGTATGGCTCTTTTAGAAGGCTTGGAGACCGATGCAGCCACTCCCCTTTATCAGAGTCCCAAAGGAAAACATGATCAGGTTGTTTCTTTTTACGTGTGCTCATCTCTTGTCCCTCAGTGCTCTGCAGATCAGCAGGCTTTCTTCTGGGTTCTTGGTGTTAACGGCGTGATAAACCTTGCGTCCGGCTTTGTCTTCATACTCTTCCCAGGAGATTTGGCAGCTTTTGCCTTCATTTACATCCCAAGCCCTCACGTGCTTCCCAAAACACTCGCCAAGCTCACGGCATGATGCTGCGAAGTCGCCACGACGGACCCACTCGCGGACCTCTGCCGGCTTAGGGGAGCAGGACGTGAGTAGGAGTGTCAGAGCTATGAGCCTCACAACACTTCAACCTTCTCACCTTGCTTGAGGCTGAGCCTCTTCTCAAGAGCCACACGCAGCGCCTTACTGTAGTCCAGCGTTCCATCAGCGTTGAACGCACGCGGGAGTTCGTTGAGAGCTGCCATATCGATCGCGCGCTTGTCGGTGAAGTGGACATAACTTATGACGCCGTTGAAGCTGTACGACTTCAGCCGGTCACGCGCACGGTTAATAAAAATCACAGCCTCTTGCGGGCCGAGCTTCGACAGCGATACCTGGTGACGAGCAGCCTGCGCCGCAAGCCCCACGTGCGCGCCACGCATGTCAGCACCCAGGAACACGCGCACGGTCTTCACTTGAATTCTCTTAGCAGCTGCCCGATTGAGGAGAGCGGCACTACGAACGCAACACCAGGAATGCGAGCCAGCTGCTGCCTCGGAGTCGGAGGGATTTCGGTAATCGTTACAGCAGGCTTAGTCTGCTTCACCCATGTGTAATAACTAGCAGGGAAAACCTTAGCGCTCTTACACGCCGCCGTTAGAGTCTGCCCCTCCGCTCTCATCTTGTCGACAAGAGCTACCTTCTGTTCCTTCTGATTTAACGTGTATTTTTTCGACATGCAGGCCGCTTAATGAGTTTAGCTTTGCAATGTCAATGTGTAATTTTTCAGCCTCTTCTAATGTCAAAGGCTTACGTGTTCTATCAAGCAAAGATAATAGTGCCGCACGTTCTAATTTATAACTTAATTGATTCTTTAAACGTGATTTCCAGTTCATGCTTCACCACCTAATAGTCTAAACAAACGTTCATCCTGCTCGCAGAGCTGGCGCGCAAACCTCTCTGCCTCCGCTACCGAATGGAACTTATAAGGGAGCTCCTCTGCCACTTGGCTCCCGTCTAACTCCTCTAAAGCTCGAAGCATCCCATAAGTGCCATCCGAGTTTATAATAACGCAGTACTCAAGCTCGCGTCTGGACGGCAGCGTAAACGCGTGACCTCTTCTTTGAGCAGCCATCATGTCTTTAAACGTGATTTCCAGTTCATTGCTTCAGCCTTTCCTTGTACCACTGAGCTAGCCCGCGAGTCGTCGATTGTTTGACCTTAGGCCATGCCCACTGCAGAAGCATCTCCTTCATCTCGTCTGCACACTCTTTTAAAATATCTTCCGGGACTTCATTCAGCAAAAGCCCAATGTCTTTTGGCGAGCTCTCGAGCCGTCCAGAATCACGCAACCGCTCAACAGCCTTTGTCCAGCGCTGCTCGCAGCGAAGCATAGAGCCAAGAGTGGTTACAATATCAACAGAACTGGGGTTTGAAATGCCCCACTCGATTGTGTGCTTCTCTTTGAAATCCTCAGAGACGAACTTCGCCATCACGACTTTTTTATCCCGCCCGAACACGTCGTAGGCAGCGGGCTTGACCACCACACCTTCGATCTTAGCAAGCCCTAGGACGCTAGTAGTGTCCATGAACCGCACCAACTCATGCGGCCCATCAAGCTTCCCTTGATAGAAGAGAGGCGTGATCTCAAACCCTAAACGCGCACACTCAGCCTCTTTCTGCTCACGCGTTAAGTACCCCTCCACTCCTTCAGTGGAAATGTCGAAGACGATGAAGTGATTCGCAGGCGTCCTGGCGTATTCAAGAGCATTGTGCTTGGGTTTAGCCAAGAACTCCGCACGGTAAGTCCACCCAGGAGTAAGCCGATTTGCAAACGACTGAGCAGAGCTCACTCCAAGAGCAAACATGTGGTTAGTGGCTGGGACCGGAATCGACACGCCCTTGCTACGACACAGAAACTCACCCGACTGGGTGACTCCAAAACTAAACTGACTGCCGTCAATCTTCTCTTCAACAATCACTGGCCCGCTGAACAAATCACGCGCTACAGCGTGGTCTACAGCGTAGAGACTGGGATAACTATGCAAACTGAGTTCCATTACTGACACTCCACCACTTCTTCAACCTGCTTAAGCAACTCCGTGCACGCAGGCGCGACCTTCACGCCAGTGCCGCTTCCGCCACCCAATGTCCAGTAGTGCTGGCGCTGGATCCGGCCCATGATCGCAGCGTAACGAGTAGCGAACGCCGGGCAGTACTTAGATAAACGCTGGAACTCAAGCGGCTCGCCTGAGCCGAAGTTCTGTAGATCAGAGACAGGACAACGCGTGTTACTCCCGCCGAACTCGTTCCACAGACACTCAGGGTCATCCTTACCCTTACCCTTGAACTGATCAAACAGCGCACGCAGCACACTCGATCCAGTCGATGCCAGCGAGTCGTACGATGTCTGATGCACGCCAGCCTCAGTGCCAGCTGCGCGAGAGTCCTTGCACGCACTACCAGCACGGTCACAACCACAGCACCAACGCCCACCACTCTCTGCCAGCGCCATGCCAACCATGATCGAATACATCGAGCGCATGGGAGGGTCGGAGAGCTTGATTTTGCCACGGTTGGCGAAGTACGTGATCGCGTCTTTTGATTCAGAGCCAGGAGACATACCCGCTTCCTGACCGCAGACGGTAGCAGCATAGGTCAGCACGTGCCCTAGAAGGAACGCCTTAGGCGGGTAGTCCTCGTCGCCACTGATGTCGGTCTTGAGACATTTAGATGAAGCCACCAGAGCCTCTATACGGGCTTTGGACGGGCCGACAGCGGTGGGGGTGGGAGAAGGGAGGGGAGAGGGGGAAGGA